CTCAAAGGTGGTGCTTGATGTCATCAGTCAGCATTGCTGAATACCGCAAGTTATTTCCCATAAAGAAAAATAAAAAGCGGCGTTCAGCAAAGCAAGTTGCCAGACAACCAAGTGTGGGTGAAATGGTTCTGGCAACGCATTTAAGAGCATGCAAGATTGGTTTTGAACAGGAATATAAGTTCCATCCTGATCGTAAATGGAGAGCAGATTTTTTAATAACGGGTACAAAGATTTTGATTGAGGTGGAAGGCGGGATCTGGAGTGGAGGCCGTCATACAAGGGGCAAAGGCTATATAGGGGATATGGAGAAATACAACTCCGCAGCAATGATGGGTTTTACAGTTTTACGGTTCAGCACAGAGCAAGTTAAAGCAGGCGTGGCGATTAAACAAATTGAGCAATTGGTGGGATGAAAATGAATATGCCAGTACAACAACACATTTTACAAGCGGTCGATTGGTCTAGATTTAGTTTTGAAGAGTGGTGTCGCCAGCTTGGAGCTTGGCTTAACGGCGATACCGAAACAATGGTCAAAATTGTTAAGACGATGCCAACAAAACGCATCACTCAAAAACAACGTGAAAAATTAATAGCTATGTATATGAGCGATGAAAATTTAAAAGATCGCTTATGTATCCGCCGTAAGGGTACATGCTGTCAGTTAAATGATAATGAAGCGCGTGCAATCCATAGATTGATTATTGATATTAAATTAATCGAAGACCATATTATACAAGAATGGATTTCAGCAATTTGGTCACATCATGTTATGGGTAATTCTTTACGCGATATTGCTCAAAGTAACGATACTTCAGTTAATCAAATTAGACAGGATTTAAAATGTGGTATGGCCTATATCAAAAGCCGTAACCCTCAATTTAAGTTTGAAACTTTTGAAAAAACCGCTTGAGTGTGCGCACGGGGTGTGGCATATTTGTATTACAATGATCTTATTGTATGCAAATCACTGAGATTCAAAAGCTCATCAAACGATGGGCTTTTATTTTATAAGAATGAATAAAATATCTTTAAGTGGAAATCTAGAAAAAGTTATTGCAACTATATTTAAATTGTTGATAATAAAATTTTCTTTGCTGAAAATCTGCATGAGAATCATATTTTCTTTAATTACATTTATTTTATTTTCATTTGTTTCCTTTATCCTTTTAAAGGATAAATACATTGACCAAAACCACTTCGTTATTTTGATAATATTTTCAGCAATTGTATCCGCAATAATCGCATATTTTGATGAGGTTCAAGAGCTATCAATTGGGGGCAATATTGTAAAATTAAAAGAAGCAAAAAAGGAATTACAAGTAACAATAGATCAATTAAAGTCAATTAAAGTTTCAACATATCGGATGTTACTTTTGAAAAGTTTACATTCTTCAGGTGGTTTTGGAAGTAGCCATTTAGTGGATAGTAGAGCAGAATATTTCTTTTCACTCATCAACGAAATTAAACAATCGGATTGTTTTAATGATCTAAAGTCTGAAATTCAAGTTCAATTAACAAGGTTGTTAATTGATCAATTAAATAAATTTTATCCTATATTTCATGACAAGCAATTCAATGATAGCGATGAATTCCCTAAACCTACGGTTTTTTATATCGATTTGAAAAATGAAATTATTGATAAAGTTCATCAAAACCGAACACCTGTTATATCATTTGATCAAAAAAAGCAGGAAATTGTCGCAGCTATTGATAACTATGCAGCTTTGTATATTTTATTAAAAGAAGTTGAAAAATAGGGTAATATTTCTTTTTTGCTTAATAAATTAAATTTAAAAGATATTTTTAAAAAATTACTTTTACGCATCTATAGAAAAGTTACCGAGCTTATTATGGCGCAAATGGCCTCGCTGAATATCGATTATTGGAGGGGCTTTTTTTTGTTAATAATCCTAAATATTTTAATTTTTTATTCCTTTATTTTTATTGATAAAATATAAATGAAACATCAAGAGTGATATGCAGCAAAATGAAAAAAGGAATTTGCAAACTATGCGATCTAGAAAAAGAATTGAAACGTTCGCATGTCATTGGCAGAGCAGTTTTTAAAAAGGCCTTAAAAGGTGCAAATCATGCTTTAAGATTTGATAAAAAGCATAATAAAGTTGTCAAAGATCAAGATCAGTGGGCAACATATATGTTATGTGGTGAATGTGAACATAAACTAAATAAAAAATATGAAGACTATTCATTAAATATTTTAAGAAATAGAATTAAATCTGTAAAACATAAAAAGAGAGATAATCACTATGAAATTCAAGGTGTTGACCAAAATAAGCTTATATTATATTTATTGTCTATCATGTGGAGAGGAATTGAATCTAACCATGAAGTTTTTAAAAAATTAAAAATTTTTGATGAATCTCCTTTAGCTAAAAATTTTTTAAAGGAAAGTGTTAAGAACGAGCGGGTTTTTTTAACCGAATGTTATGATCTCAGAATTTCAAAATTAGTAAGTTTGATAGCTCCATTTAATGAAATGGAATTAGATTTTATAACTGATATTTATTGTAATATTGATAATATGCAGCGAATTCGGTTTTTAACTATTTTTGAGGGTTACTGTTTTGAATTTTTTTTCCTAACAGATAAATCACAGTCTCTTTCTGGCTTAGGCGTACTTAAGAAAAATAAAAGGATTCTTAAAATGCCATATATTGATATATTTTCCATCCCTGAATTTCAAAAAAGCCTTTCAGAAATGATTGAGAGTCAAAAGCAGAATTAAGTTTGTAGTAGATTGAAAGAATTATGGAATATTTTTTACTTAATTAATGAATTACAAAGTCCCAATTTGGGGCTTTTTTTTATTGGGTTAAATTTATGAAAAATGAAGTCGGCTTTCATGTGCCTGTTCGTCCAATGCCTCCAGATTGGATTTTTGAAATGGGTACGCCTAACTTTGTGCCAGCGCCAGAATTATGGGAATGGATAAGAAAGGTTTTTCTAGATCCTAAATCTAAATTATTTAACCCTGATCACATGCATTTACGGTCATTTCGATATCCCGATATTGCTGTGATGTGGGCTAGATCTGGTTTTAAAAAGCAAGGCCGTCAGGTCATTGGTACTACTGAAAAAGTCATGATCAATGCTGGTGGCTGGAAGAAAGAACGACAAGAAGAACAATTCATCCAGTGGTTCAATTATTTACCTGAATACTTAATCACTTTTGATGCTTCATATTCACGTATAGCAAGTGATGTGAACTTTTGTGCTTTGGTTGAACACGAGCTTTATCACATTGCACATAAGAAGGACCAATACGGGACACCAGCTTATAACAGAGAAACTGGTATGCCTAAGTTAGCTATTCAAGGTCACGATGTTGAAGAATTTACTGGCGTTGTTCGTCGATATGGAGCAAGTGAGGATGTTATGCGGATAGTTGAAGCAGCTAATAAAAGACCGCAGCTGTCACGGGCAGATGTTCATTATGCTTGCGGCACTTGTAACTTGAAGGTGGTTTAAATTTTTTTTGCCACTCTACTTGGACGTACTTGGACGGATAGAGATAAATGGCAAGGCTTAATAAACGGGTGAAACTCTATATAGTACGGTCACTTGCTACCTATGAGACACCTAGTGAAACAGCAAGAGGCGTCCAAGAAGAATTTGGTATCACCGTAACCAAACAGCAATGTGAAGCATACGACCCAACAAAGAAAACAGGGCAGGACTTAAGCGAAGAATTTAAAACTGAGTTCTACAGAGTGCGCAAGGAAATGAACGACAACCTTAGCGCAATCCCAATCGCAAATATTGCCTACCGCCTCAAGCGTCTACAACGGTTCATCGATCATGAACAATTCAAAGAAAACCCAGTCATTGTGCCGAGCCTTTTAGAGCAGGCAGCTAAAGAGGTTGGTGGACTTTATACCAATCGAAAAGAAATTACAGGCAAAGACGGCGGTCCAGTCCAAACAGTTAATTCAGAAATTCCAGTTCCAATGGAAGATTACTTAAAAGCGCGGAGGGAAGTCTTAGATGAGTACTGATGCGGCTCGGGATAAAGCCATCCGGATCGAGGCGCAAGAAGATTTATATTTCTTCACAAGGTACATGTTTAAGGAGCGCCGTGGTTATAAATGGATGCAGAACTGGCACCACTTAGAAATCTGTGAAGCTTTGATGAAAGTTTATCGCGGAGAGATAAAGCGGTTAATTATTAACGTTCCACCACGATATTCTAAAACTGAAATTGCTGTAATTAATTTTATGGCTTGGTGTTTTGGAAAGAAGCCTGACTGTGAGTTTATTCATATCAGTTACTCGGCAATGCTTGCCGCAAATAACGCCTTCCAGATTCGAACCCTTGTGCAAGAAGAGGCGTATAGAAAAGTCTTTCCCGAGCTTACATTGCGTGATGATAGTAAGGCTAAAGACTTCTGGAGAACTTCTCAAGGCGGTGTCTGCTATGCGACTGGTACAGGCGGTACGATTACTGGTTTTGGCGCAGGTAAACTTCGTAAAGGCTTTGGCGGCTGCATTATTATTGATGACCCGCACAAAGCACATGAAGCTTCATCAAAAACTATTCGAGAAGGGGTAATTGATTGGTTCAAACACCTGATCGCGTACTAACTCGCCAGATACGCCGATCATTGTGATTATGCAGCGACTTCATGAAGATGATTTAGCTGGATGGTTGCTAGGTGATAGAAAAGACGGCGTTCCTGTAGCTGGTGGTAACGGTGAAGTGTGGGAGCATCTATGTCTTTCAGCTATTCAGGAAGACGGATCCGCACTGTGGCCAGCAAAACACAATATCCAAAAGTTAGGCAATGGAGCAAGCGCCCTATGTTTTGCCGGGCAGTACCGACAAATGCCATCACCGCCAGCAGGCGGTTTTTTTAAGCCCGACAATATTCAAATTGTTGATGCTTTGCCTGCAGATGTAGTGAAGCAAGTAAGGGCATGGGATTTTGGCGCTACAGAGAATGAAGGCGACTTTACAGCAGGTGTGCGAGAAGCTCTTGGTGCAGATGGTTTTACTTACATTGTCGATGTTACAAGAGGACAGCTTGGCCCTGACAATGTAAATAAACGCTTAAAGCAAACCACTGAGCTTGATGGAAAAAACGTAACTGTTCGAATTCCTCAGGACCCTGGTCAAGCAGGGAAATCTCAAGCTCTGGCATTTACAAAACTTCTCAGTGGCTACCATGTGGTTGCAAAACCAGTATCGGGTGACAAGATCACTCGGGCACAGCCTTTTGCCGCTCAAGTAAATGTTGGGAATGTTCGAATGCTTAAAGGTGATTGGAACAAAGCCTTTATTGAAGAACTTCGGAATTTCCCTAATGGAACAAATGACGATCAGGTAGACGGTGGATCTGACGCTTTTAATGAATTACATGAAGGATTTGAAACCTTCTTCGCTGATATGGGATTTGCACGATGAGTGATGTAACTTTTCAACATCCTGAATATGTTAAAAACTTGCCATACTGGCAAAAACTTGATGATGTTTGTGAAGGTGAAGATGCAGTTAAGGCTAAAGGTGAAAAATATTTGCCGATGCCAAATGCACATGATAAGTCACCTGCAAATAAAAGCGCTTATGAGGCTTATCTTACCCGTGCAGTCTTTTATGAAGTAACAGGGACTACATCAAATAGTTTAGTTGGAGCAGCTTTTGCAACAGATCCAAGTTTTAAATTTCCTCCCGAGCTTGCTCATTTAGAACGTAATGCGAATGGAGCAGGCATTAGTGCTTATCAATTGGCTCAAAATGGAATTCGCCATTTATTGAAGCATTATCGTTGTGCTTTATATGTAGATTATCCTGATGTGCCGCCAGCTCGTAA